ACGGAACCTTGGATATGGGGTTATCGACATTAACGTGTCAGATGACCAAGTTGATGACCGTATTGACGAGGCACTACAATTCTTTGCAGAATATCACTACGATGGGGCGGAGAGGATGTATCTCAAACATCTCATCACAACCGCAGATGTTACACGGGCAAGGTCTAACGAGACACTAGCAACTGTAACTGATGTTGACGGTTCAACAACAGCCGTATGGTACGAGGGTAAGAACTGGATTCCTGTTCCTGATTCAGTTCTTTCAGTTATGCGAGTATTCCCATTCACTGATACAGGTGGTGGGTCTAACATGTTCGATATTCGTTATCAGTTAAGACTAAACGATTTGTTTGACCTCTCATCCACATCTGTTATTCAGTATCAGATGGCAATGGATAACCTAGACCTACTGGAACACATTCTTGTTGGGGAGACACCAGTTCGTTTCAACCAACACCAGAACCGTTTGTATATCGACATGGATTGGGAGAACGATGTAACTGCTGATGTCGATTACGTCATCATTGATTGTTATCGTAAACTTGACCCAGGCACATACACAGACCTATACAACGACATGTATCTCAAGAGATATGCAACTGCTCTTATTAAGAGACAGTGGGGTTCAAACCTTTCCAAGTTTAATGGTGTTGAGATGCTCGGTGGTGTGACGATGAACGGTGAAACAATTTACACTCAGGCGCAAGAAGAGATTACTAAACTTGAAGAAGAGATGAAACTTGCATTTGAACTACCAGTTAACTACATGATTGGATAAACATGGCAGTCAATAAAGCATTTCACACAAGCAATCAACATGCACTTACCACAGAGAAAAATCTGTATGCAGATTTGATTGCAGAGGCAATTCAGATTTACGGTCACGATGTTTATTATCTTGACCGCACACTTGTGGCTGAGGACACGTTCCTTGGTGAAGACTCTCTATCTAAGTTCAACACTCAGGCAAAGATTGAGATGTATGTTGAAAACTCTGGTGGTGGGTATGCTGGTGAACGAGAGTTGATGACTCAGTTTGGTTTGCAGAACCTCAGTGAAGTCACCTTCGTTGTCAGTAAGAATAGATTTAGAGACATCACTAAGCAGTTCACAATTGAGAGTGGTACAGATACACTCACTGGTTCTATTCTACTTGAGGACGGAACACTGGACAGTGACGAGGTTGACATTTCATCCTCATACGAGAGTGGGTATTTAATCTCAGAAGCAGACTCTACAGATGCAGATAGACCACAAGAGGGTGATGCAATCTACCATCCCATCCTCGGTAAACTTTTTGAGATTAACTTCGTTGACCACGATGAGCCATTCCATCAACTCGACAACAACCCAGTATACAAAATGCGTTGTCGCACATTTGATTATGGTTCAGAAGTTCTCGACACAGACATTGCTGCAATTGATGCAATCGAAGATGCAGACTCAATGGATGCACTCACTTATCAGTTCACACTTGAACAGTCAAGTGCAGTCAATGAGAACATCAGACTTGAAGATAACTCTGGTCTTCTTCTTGAGGAGACAGACGGAGACAACATCATTGGTGAAGACGATAGCAGTTCTGTTGGTGAGTCTATCCTAATTGAAAGTTCTGCTGATACTGGTGATCCATCATACTTTATCAATGAAGACTATATAGTAGGTGACCAATCAACGGATAAGGTCAATCAGAATGAACTATTCGACAGTCTGGACGATACTATCCTAGACTTCAGCGAATCAAATCCATTCGGTGATGCAGGAGAACCATCGTAATGTTGGGACAACAGTTTTATCACGAAACAATTCGTAAGGTAGTCGTTTCTTTCGGCTCACTTTTCAATGACATCCATCTTGTTCGTAAGGACAACAGTGGAACTATTCAACAGTCTATGAAGGTTCCTCTTGCATATGGTCCACGGCAGAAGTTCCTTGTTCGTCTGAATGATGATCCTAATCTTGCACAGGCAACTGCTGTAACTCTGCCTCGTATTGGGTTTGAGATTACTGGTATGTCATATGACCCATCACGCAAACTACAACGTGTGCAGAAGTTCAAGAAGGTGAAGGGTGCAAAGTCTGACCAGTTGGACACGCAGTACATGCCTGTTCCATACAACATTGACTTTGAACTTTACATTCTCTCAAAACAGTCAGACGATGCGTTGCAGATTGTAGAACAGATTTTACCATACTTTCAACCTGATTACACGGTCACAATCAATGACAACACAGATATGGGTATCAAGAGAGATGTCCCCGTTGTTCTAAACAGCATTGGTTATGAAGACGATTATCAGGGGGACTTTGCAAACCGTAGAGCTATTATCTACACTCTCTCTTTTACTGCTAAGTTCCATCTCTACGGTCCTGTTACCTCTAGTAAGGTTATCAAGACTGTACAGGTTGATCAGTACACAGACCTACCTGATCAGTCACCTAAGAGGGAACAGAGATATACAGTTACACCAAACCCAACAAGTGCTGATGCTGATGATGATTTTGGATTTAATGAAACAACCTCATTCTTTGAGGATGCAAAGAACTTTAATCCAGAAACAGGGAGCGATGAGTGATAACATGTTTCATTATGCAGATGTCCCATTATCAGTAATCGACAATCTAATAAATCTAGAAGAAGAGTTACAAGTATTAAATCGGACTTGGGAATGGCAACAAGAAAAAGACAAAAATTTTTTAGGATATAGAAAAATATCTGACAGTGGGTTGCCAATAGATGAAATGAGCGATTCAATGCAGGGGCATACTAATTTAGAAATTTTCACTGAAGATGAAAAAATCAAAGCTCGTAATCTTTTTAATGAAATTCTAAAACCAATCATTGGGTATGAACCCAATACTCCAGGCAGATATGGGTATTTCAAAGAACCAATTCATTTACACAACGATGGCGAAAATTATCTAAGTGATAGAACAGGACCAACGATTCTGGGTGCGAACACAACAGTGCTCTTCCCATTAAGATGTTACAAAGAAGATGGAAGTGTGGGAACAACTGAAACTGTATACTTTGATCAGAAAGCTCATCCCGATCAAAATTTTTATAGAAAACATGCTGCAACTGGGTGGAAATTGGGTCACGATTACAGTGATCTAATTGGGTATACTGATCAATCTTTTGATTCTAAGATTTGGGAAAAATATTTGCAACACCATCCAATTGAGATGTTGCATGGATTTAGTTTTGCAGAATCTATTCCTTGGAATATTGGTCAGGTTGTGATGTTTGAAACTTCGAGAATTCATTGTAGTTCTTACATGGAAGATTGTTTCGGTAAAGATTGTTTTAGTGTAAAGGTTCATACAGACTTATGGAACTAGTGTGAAAATACTCATACCATTCTCAGGCGGCATAAACTCTACATATTCTCTATATCGTTGGTTAACTGAAACTGACGCTGATATTGTTGTTCGATACGGAGTTGACCGTTTTGAAAGTGATGAGTTTAATGCAAAGGAACTTGAAAGAATTCATAAAGTATCAGACTTTCTTAAGAAAGAATATCGGGACTTCAATTTAGAACTTGGCGAGTTTCCCAAAGAATATGTGGAAGAACGTATTCCAGTTCGAGCAGGATTTAAAGGGGGGAAGTATGATATCGGTTCTCTCAGACCACGTTATGCTGGATATATAAAGTGGTGCTTCGAAACATATGCTGATGGAGTGTCTATAGGAATATGTTTAGAAAATACTGCTACTCAGGGTTATGAAGTGAGTCGTCGGGAATCTGGCATTGAAAATATTGGTGTTGACATATATTTGGGTGGTGTGCGAGAGTTAATTCCAGTGTCCACTGGAGATGATTTCAATTATGATGAGGTCGCAAAAAATATGATGGGTCGGTTTGAACAGTATGAATTCTTACCAAAAGAGTTGCGAGATTTGTGTATTAGACATTCAAAGTCTCGTAGCGGCCGTGAGATTGCATACTGGAGAACTTACGAAAAATTTGTTAGTGAGGGCAAAACAGGTAGAGATTTTGATTTGTATTGTGCTAAACATGGTAGTTATGGTGCTTGGAGATATGAAGCTGACCCAGAAACTTATATGTATAGAGGTCGAGACGCAGATGGAAAATTGCCATACTTAATTTATGAGTAAGAAATGTGTACTTTTAAAATAACAAACAATCCAAACCAAACGATTTTAGATCAACATCTAAAACTAGGCGGTCCTACTGCTAGTAAAACTATAAATGCTGGTGGTGTTTATATTACACATAATTTATTAAGTATTACAGGAGAAGTGGTTATACAACCTGTAAAGTACGGTAACAAATATTATATGTTATTGGGAGAAATTTATAATTATGATGATTCGTGGGATAGCGACATCTATTTTGGTATAGAAAAATATCTTGAACATGGTGATAAATTTACCGAATATTTAGATGGTGAATTTTTGTTTATAGTATACGATTTAGAAACCAAAATTATTGATTTATTCACAGACCCGTGGAGCACAAGACAGTGTTTTTACTATAAAGTTGAAGAACATTTTTATTTTAGCACTTTCCCCATGAGAGAACCAGAAGATGGAAGATTTAATAAGGAACCATCTATAGACCCCGTATGGAATAATGAGTTTTTTAGAATACCACACAACAGTCACTACAGATATGACGTTATCTCAAACAAACTAACACCAATAAACACAGAACTACATGAGTGGAATTTGATACAGTATAAAGACAATTTAGATGATGTTATTTCTGCTTTTGAAACAGCGGTTCTTAAAAGATATACTGATAACATAACATTATTTCTTAGTGGTGGTTTGGATAGTTCCTCTATTGCTATGTGTTTGGCTGATCACCAAAAACATTTTAATAGTATTACATTGTCTCTGAACGATTCCGAAGATAACGAAACAATACAACAAGTGCTTGAATATACTAAACCATATAATACAAATTATAAAATAACAGAAAACAATGAACTAACAGATAAAACTTATATTGAAAATCGAAATTTTCTGC